GTCTTTGTCGACGTGCCGTTCTTCTTGCGCCGAGGCGGCGGTTTCGGTTGGCCGCGCGGCTTCATGCGCCGCGCTGCGGCCTTTTGGCCGGGACCGGGGTTTGCCTCGACGCCGATGAGGCCATCGTCGTAAGGGTTGCCGCTGCGCCTGCGGCTTCCTGCGGGTCGGGGGACGCCGTACCCGCGAAGATGGGCGGAGGTGGGTAGAGTGAAAGGCTCGAGCTCGCGGCGGCTGTCGGCCCAGCCGCCGGTGAGGGCGTGCTCGAACTGCGAGAAGGGAAAGGTCCAGCTCCGGGCGAACTCGCCAAGGCTGGCCATGGGATCGGGGTACTGGCGATTCTCATGCCGAAGGTGGGGCCGCATCCTGGGCGACCTGGAAATCGGATTTCGAGGTGAAACGTGTGAGAGACGGCTCCTTCCAGAGGGAGCGCGTTTTGGGAAGTAGAGATATTGCTAATAGATGGACGGGCGCTGTTATCCATCTGCGACACCGCCTATCAGCCTGCGCAACGGTGTGCCCGACAGGGGCTTACTCTCTTTAATACCAAGGGCAATCGTCCTCGGCCACATCATCAACCGTATCCACCTGGATGGCCCGCGCAAAGGCTTCAAAATTCACCCGCGCGGGCAGCGCCGTCACGTGCGTCAGCACGAACTCCCAATCGGCCAAGTGCGCGGGCGTCAGGCCGTACACGTCCCAGAGCGCCTGCCAAGTTTCGTCACTAGGCTCGTGGACTTTCTTGCACCAATCCGCGGCGAAAAAGCGCTTGGGCAGCGCCACCGTGGCGGGCACGATGTCCAATATCTTACGATACAGGGCTCCGAGAAAGGGTATATAAGACGACTGGGCGAGGCGGTTGACGATGTCGCCTTTTAGAATTTGCGCCAGAGCGTGCGGGGCGTAGTTGGGCGGGTCCACAAAGGCGCACCCGCGACTCAACCACCTTCCCAGCTTCGGCCCCAGCACCAGGCCCCCTTTCACCGGCCAAAACCGCGCACTGCAAAAGCTGGCAGCGGTGAGGCTGGTGGTCGCCAAATCGATGACCTTCGGCTTATACGTCATCCCAATCGCCGCATAGAACGCCACGCTGAAAGCGGGCAGCGGCACGCACTCGCGCGTGGCAACGTTCAGCGCGTCGTCGCCCAGCCCGAAGCTGGTCAACTGCGCCCTGTGGACGACTTGCTCATAAGTGGGCAAAGTCACCCCAGTGAACGGCCTGGCGCGGCAAGCGTCGCATATCGGAAACACGCTTTCCGAGACGTGGCAGCAAATGCAGCCGCGGTCCCGGTGTTGCCAAAGGGCGTAGACGAACATTCGGACGAAAAACGCAACGAGGGTGTTGCCGATGGACGTCTCAGTGTCCCCGCTATGCCTCATTGGGTATGAGAGAACGCGGTACCTCCTACCCGCGTACCCCTGCGTCTCGTCTCCCTTGTCGAGCTCCTCCCACACCTCGGGGGGCAGCCCGTCCGTCAGCCAGTCGTAGAAGGCATGCGCGAGCTGGAGGAGCCGTTTGTGTTCCGTACGGTCCATATTTTCCAGATCTCCCTCGTCCAACACGGGGTCGTCGCATTTCTCAAGCGCCCGGGTCATTCGATCGCCGTATTCCTCGGCGGACCCTTTCGCGGCGTAAACTAGAGCACTGCCCTGAGTAGGCCCGCACTGCTCCGCCAGCCAATTGCTGATGGCGACGGTGTAGGGGCCTGTAATGGCGTTGTGCTCCGGGGTGCCGCTTTGAATGATACGCGGCTTCTTCCCGGCCCACCCGGCCTGCGTCATCTTGGTGACGACCTCCCGCTTCACGAAGAAGCCACGCTCGAAGCGCGATTCGGGGGCGTCTACGACCTCCAGGTTTCGGTGGTGCGCGACGGCCAGACTGGCCGCCACGTGCTCGGGGAACCTCGCCCTCCACTGATCGTTGGGTATGGGCTGTATCTCGGGCACATGCTCACTGAAGTAGCCGAAGTTGCCGAAGGTGTAGGCCTCCAGACAATCCGTGAGCCGATCGTCATATTCGGGCGCTCTCACGGTGGACACGGCGAGCACGCGCTGTTCGAGCGCGGCCACCATGGTTTCATCGGATCTATCGAAGCAAGCCGGCACGTTCACCATGTCCGTGAACACGCCGTAGAACACCAGCCCTCGGTCCGGCCCTCGGGGCGCGACTGGGTCCAGCGGCGTCAAAGACGCGGCAGGGTCGCGCACCACGACGGGCGGGTCGACGACTGGTTTGCACTCGACCCTAACAGGCGCGTCGAAAATCGTGACGCTATTGCCGGGAGCATTGGCTGCCGCGCCGGGGTCCGCATACGCAGCTGCGTACTGAGCGGCGGAACCTCGGTCCACGGTGAGTGCCAGGCGCTGCGCGGTCCTCCACCGCATAAAGGCGCCACACATGTGCTGCACCAGCCGCAGGGCCCAAGCGAAGCGCACCCGGAAGGCGGCTCGCATGGCCTGCACGATGGCCCCTCCGCACCACCGGAGGACCGATCGAAACCACCACCGGACGCGCTGGGCGATGGTCGGCTGGTTGAGAGCGAGTGCAATGTTGTGCCGTTCTATTGCATCGCGCGTAGCGGCCACCTGTTCCAAGGCAGCCGTGTCCTGATGGACTGATTTGGTGAAGGCCAGTGCTCCCGCCAAGGTCGCACTGTCGGCCGCTAGCCGCGGGGGAACTCCAGGGGCGTCCTTTAACCAGTGACGCGCCTGCCCTATGGCGGCTTTAAGCAGCTCAAATGTTTTCGGCCTACCGCTGACCCACAGCACGAGCTTGTCTTCCAGCTCGGCGGGCACGACGGCGGTTGGCCGGCCTTCG